TTGAGCAGGGTCTTGAGAATTATTTAGTATAATTGCAGTTTCTATAATTTTTCTTGCAGAAGGACGTGCTCCTAGTTTTGTAAGGATTGGGTCTGCTTGTCCTATACTTGCGCACTCCTGTAATTTCTTAATTAAATTTTCTGCTTTTGATTTTGCCAATGAATAGTAGTGTTCATTCTGCTTAAAGGTATTATTAAATAATAGATATTACTAAATTTTAGTATAAACCCGTCGGGTATGGGATTCGAACCCATGTGCCTAGGAGCAGTTGTTTTTCAGACAACCCCGATACCTAACTTCGGGAACCCGACGAGTTTGATTAAAGATCATACTATAATAAATTTTATAATTTTTCCAGCTTTGTAAATTTTATGCCAGGTTCTGCACTGGATACATGATGTCCATTCCAATACAAACCATTAGGATCAGTAATTACAAATGTCATTCCAATATCATCTAATTCGCCTAATACCACTCCATGTGGTACAAGACACAACTCGCAATCATCATCAGTGCAATCATCACTACAGGGCTCTACACTTTCTGAACGTGGCATACCGCCATTAATGGAGACTGCTGTAATCTTTCCATTACTTATTGCCTTGTTGATTTCACGGTCTTTTACAATTATTAATGCCTGTAACTCTTTTCTTTTCTTGTCAAACTCTGCATCCAAAATAGTTGTATCAGTTTTAAATTCTGGCTGGTGGTTAATGTCCATAGTTTTGCCAATTATTGTTCGAGTCATGGAGTTTAGCTCATCAGCTGAGAGTTTTCTTCTGTATGGTTCTCCTTCCCCGGTATGATCAGTCAAAGTTTCCCCAGCTGCCCTTACCAGATATAATGTCCCATCTGCATCATCTGCAAGCTCTTTTGCCTTTTCGACATAATCATCAGTAAGCCACACAAACTCATCGCGCAAATTACTAATTGCCTCTTGAAGAATTCTTTTTCTTTTGGATAATATTTTTTTCTTCTGAATGTTACTAGTAGGTAAATTCAAGCTAGTGTGAGGAAGTCTTACAATCATACAATCACATAATTCCTTTAGTGGTTTTCTCTTTGTACTTTGAGATTCCATAACTGCACCACTTGGAGGAATTACAATGTCTCTTTTTGTATTAGGATACATTTGTGATTGCTCTATATCATAACGCCAAGGCGGAATTGACTGAGCTACTGTATATCCATGCACTCCATGCATTGATGGTTCTGAATTTACTTTAGAGGATAACCCATCCCATACAGCAGAGGTTGGAGCTGGAGAATTCCTAAATTCATAAGTGTTAGACATCATTCCAACACTGTTAGGATCAGGTGTTGGACTATTCCTGTATGGCTGTTGCTCCGAGTATGATTCCCCGCCAATTCCATATGGTGATTTATTTGGTATTGTAAATGGCTGTGTATCATCTGGCAGTCCAGTAAAGTCAGTTAACGGAGTTCCAGTGTCAGGAACTATCATAGGATTAATGGTTCCTGCCAAGTCAAGTCCAGTTACAGGTCCTGGCCAAGGTGCAGCATATGGTGGTTCTGGCTGGGAATAATATTCAACTGTTGCCCGATGAGCTTCTTTTGGTGATACTCCTCTTTGCAATAGAGATTGGTACATCTGTTGTGCTTTTCCTTGTGGAATTAATTCTTCTTCTGTGATAGTTTTGTTAGTTAAAGTTTCTGCAAAAAATCCTGGCTTGTAGTTTGTTTCAGTCTTTGTATATTTTGGTGAAACTTTAGTGTCAATAGGATTGACATCTCCAAATGCATGCAAATCACATATGGCTTTTGAGTTTATGTTTCCTCGTACTAACTCGCACAAGCCACCTACAACAAAGTGCTCGCAATTCCCACATAGCTTCTCACGTTTTTCATTTTCTTTGTGGGACATTTCTCAACTTTGCATCTAAGATTTGTTTATACAGAATAGCTTCTTGATGTTTCTTTTTGTCACTCATTTTACCGATTGGGCCACCACCAATATTTTTTGGGGTCTTGTCAATTACTGGCTCTACTTTGCCTTTTTTAATGTCAGGTGATGGATAAGGATCCTGTCTATTTTGATTTAGTTTTTCCTGGGTTTTAGTCTTCTCACCAGTACTTGCCTTACAAACTGCCCAAGCATTATCAACTCCTCCCTTGGCCTTTACATCAGCTACGCATCTGTCTAGTTTATCTGGCAACAGAGATTATTACAGTTTTAGGTTAAAGGTATTTTTAAAATTTAATCCCACATTGTTTTCAACTGAACTTTGTATCCTTTTTTGATGTGAAATTCTGGTTTGTATGATTCATAATGATATGGCAGCCATGTTGATTCCATGTAATGTGGGAACCACACACTGTTAACATTAGTCAGATCTATTGTTGATGTAACATCTCCAGAAGTTGTTGCAGTTAATGTGATGTCATTGGTACATGTACTACCCATTGAATTTAAAACGAAATTATTATTACTACTCATAATTTCTCCCCGTATTCCAGTCTTGAGATTGGTTGGAACGGTAATAGTTTGTTGGTACAAACGGATTGCCACTTCCCCGTACATCCATCATCATACTATCATAAATAGGATCATCCATTGGTGGACTCCCCATCACTTGATCATTAAACACTGGTCCACCTCCAATGTCAGCAGTTGGTAGATATTGATTTGTTGTTGTTGGAAGAGGAGGAGGAGCAGTATCTGCTGTCTGTACATTTCCAAGTGCTAGTTGTCCATGCGGATCATTGTACATATTATCAAGTGTAACAATATAGTCCTCATCAATTGGGAGTCCTGCTTTCTCAAAGAGTTTAAGAATTTGTTTTGGATCCTGTATAATTCCTGAATTTAAAGCCAATTCAATTAACTTTATCATGTCCTCGACTGTAATGTCTTTCTTTTCGACCTGTCCAAAGTTTAGATCAAATCTGCCCACATGCCAAGGTACTGGAATCATTCCGCCATAATGGTTCATATCATAAAATGGATGTGCATCATACCAAGGCTTGAAGAGTTTTTCAATTAGCTGCTCCCTTACTGAAATTGGAAATGCAGTTAGTCCCAACTCATCTAACAATGCTGCACGTTCTGCATTTGCAAATGTATGAGTTGACTCACCAGCTTGTTTTCCCCTGAAATCATTTAATGCCTTGAAAAGTGGTCCTTGGGTAATATCTGCAAACTGTGCAGGATTAAAGTTACGGGATTGTGTTCCAAGCTCTTGTACTTTTACCTCAGTTCCACTGACAATATCCTGTCCTATTTGGGCTTGCTCAATGTTTGCTTGTAGTGCTGCCCTTTGATCAGCTGTTGCACCATCTGCAATCCAGACGTTTCGACTAATGTATCTCTGCTCAGCTATCTGCATTGTGAATTGTGTGGAATATTTCCTGTCAAGCATTGATGGTAGTTGTATGTCTACTGAATCCTCGCCATTTAGTGGCATTGAAAAGTCTCTTGTAGATGTTACAGAGACTCCAAATCCTGTTCCAAACACTGATGCATCAACTGGATTCCATTTAAAGTGCATAATCTCACCAGGATTGTGATACCCTTGATATTCTGCCCCACGAAACTCGTACTTGTATGGTACTCTTTGCCTGTCCCACCAGATTCTCACAAATGATGAAATTGGGACATGCATAAGATCATTAAAGTTTTGAACATTTCTGATTCCCATTCTGGGTTTCCATATGGAGTTGCCATACCAGAGTAATTCCTTTACAAGTTCAGTGTCAAAAGTATCAAAGTGTAAATTATGTGTAAAGTCCTCCATGTATTCGATGAATGACTCAGAATTTCCCTTGATGTAGTGCTGGCCTCCAGTAATTTTGGAGGATAAATCATTAATTGCAAGCTGCACATCCTCGTCTCTTTTTAGTGCATTAGCTTGTACTCTAAATGGGACGTCAGGTAAATCAAAAGTTCTTGAGGTGTATCCTTCCCGACTATATGATCCGACAGAATTTATGGTTGGACCCCAAACTGGCATAGATAACCCACCACTACCCACCATTTCAGATAGTAAAGTACTGTTCATTGTACGTTTTAGCTGATTGATATTTACAGAATTAATGTGATGTCTTTGGACTGGAGGCTGTGCTGCCAAAAGTTTTGCCAGGCCGTTTCTTATTCTGCTGCCAAAAGCCAATAACAAAAAGCTGTCTAATCAGTTAAAGGTATTATTAATTAAATTACTATTTGTGTTAATTTGAGTCCATGTGATTGGCAATGACATAACTCACATAAACCAATTCCATTATTATCATTAAACCGCAACAAGGGATAAAATTGACGATAAAGAATATGATGAGCATCTTTGACCATTTTTCCACAAATTTGACAAGATTTATCTCTATTTTTAATGTGAAATGACCAATTCATATCTAAATCTGTTTTTCCTTTGATCTGGTTAAAATCGTAATTTACTCTTTTGAAAAAATTATCAATTGCAGTTTTTGTTTTGTAGAGACCAGCACATTTTTGGCTGCAAGTTTTTCCTTTTCCTTCTTTAATTCTTGATGGTTTTTCTGTAAAATGTTTGCCACATATTTTACATGTCATATCTATTTTGGTAGTTTTTGAAATTCCCATACATTTTTCTGAACAAAATTTTCTATTTTTGGTCTCAGATGGACGTAGAAAGAAATCTTTATCGCATATATCACAAGTAATTTTTACTTTCTTTTCCATAGAAACATGCTGACATTTTTTAGAACAGAATTTGCCTCTACCAGCTTTAATTCTATTAAGAGAAACATCAATTTTATCCTCACAATTTTGGCATTGAACTAACAATTAGTTGATAAAAAATTTACTGCTTAATTAATGATATTATAAAATCTATTTTTTAATTATGAAGTGGGCTCTTCTACTAGATTAAATGGGACTTTACTATATCTGACATCATCTTTAGGATACGTCTTTACTCCGTGATCCTTTTTGTTTTCGTAATATTTAGGGTGAAGGATTCTAGCGCATTTGTAGCACAATTGCCAGTTCTCCCAGTTCTCACGCATTTGTGTAGAGCGAGACCTATGGTAACATCCAGTACCGTATCTATGCCCCATGCACTGAGCCATGTTTCCTCACAAGAATAACTTTGGTTACTTATCTAATAAATCATACCTTCTTAAAGTATTATTTAATTATTCTTTAAGATAGTGTCAGATTATCGGGTTTTTTGTAAACGCTGTAAATGTATTTTGAGTTGTTTTCTAGTTGTAGTAAATGCCTTGATCTGTAAAGTAAGATAATTTATTGAGAGACGAGTCTCCTCTATATTGCGCAAGTCTTTTGCCATGAATTAATAAAAAATGAAAAAATAAAGGTATTACTACCTTTTCTTTTTGGACAGTATTGCATTTCCAGTGTTCTTTACCAATGCATCAATTCCTGCAATGGTTGCAATTGCAGCAATAATTGTTACAAACTGCACATATTCAGTTCCAGGACTTTCTGCAAGTTGCTCAATAATTGGAGTTACAATCACAAAGGATGTGAATGCACCAATTATCACAGATGCTGCAATCTTTTTTGGAATGACCGGACCAGTTGACTGTAGCCAACCAAGAACATTATGGATTCCTACACCAGCTATTACAATAATAATAGACAGGACGATAGGATTTAGGCCTAAAATTTCTTCCATGAATCAGCTAGAAATTTTAGGTTAAAGGTATTTTGACATCCAAAAATTTCTAAACCAAACAATTAAAATAATTTAAAGTTTTACTCCTAGCATGCCAACAATAGAACAAGAGGGAGAAAGATATGCAAAAGCTGCACATGGTATGCAGACAGGAGTCAAGATGATTCAAAACTTTGAGCATTCAGACACGCTAGTTCTAGATAATAAACCAGATGCTAGTGATTCTCCCAAACAT